GCGGTACAGCATCCCGCGCTCTGCTACCACTGTATGCTGCTTCAATGCGCCTATGAGACCACGCTAGGTGTTTTAATACCATGGCTTGTAACCCTGCGACTTATTTACCCCTTTTTGCTCACTTGACAAATGCTTCTCTTTGGCGTATACCTACGTGACAGCACGCGGCAACCAGTATTACGTCTGTATAAACTATATACTAGGCTGCCTACTATAGGCATATATGCATATATACAGCCTAGTGTAGAAACTATGCATATATGTCAAGCTGCTACCAAGAAGCTGTTTGTAGCCTTTTCGTCAACTGGCCCAGTACCGAGCCGATACGCCCCTTTTTCCATAAGCCAATAGAGGTGTAGGCGACCTTCTGTTGATGCACTTCTCTTATAGCAGTTACAGTACATTGTATTTAAGCCACTACTCTGTATTAGCATATAGGCTGCCTTCCTGCCCGGTATAGAACCAATGCTGCTGGTCATTGGTGCACACGTAAAACCAGGGGTTATCATAGACATCATTACCCTCGGTATCGAGCACTATAACTCGGGCTATTACCTCCTGATTGTCGGTCTTACTTCTAACTGCACGCTTGCCGCAATATGGGCATTTCATAGGCTGCTCCTTTATCGCCCTACGGGCTCTTACTACACTTATAGCCTGTTGGTAAACCAACGTCTAAACTAGCAAAGTCTCCGTCCTCACATAGCCAGATAGCGTCGTTAGCGGGTTGGTTTATTAACCGGCAATTTAGCGCTAACACACTACTGCCATAGTATTCTTCCCCATTGCGGTAGAATATCATACATTACCCTCTGGTTCTAAGTCTACTTGGTAACCGCTAGCTAAGCCAACATCGAGCCGTAACCTATTAGGTTCTAATGGGAATAACCAAATAATACGATCAACAGTATTGGCTGGTAAAGTAACGGAGCAGTAGAATGGCGTTGCAGATAGGATTTTGCCTGTCGTCACAAACTTCATACATAGTGTCCTGGCATAGATGGTGGGGGACTACCGCTAGGCTCGCCTGGGTCGTGTAGCTTCTGCCGCTTAGCTGTACTCGTTGCTGGACAGCGGGCAAATCCTAAGCCACATTGGGTTGTGGTATGATAATGTCCCACTTCTGTCAATGTCAGTATGGGGCTGTGTAACTCTATATAGCTTGTCTTAGTAGCTGAGAGTGACCTATCCATTACCACTAGACCACGTGCTTTAGGTCGCGTAGATCGGGTCGCAGTGTTTTCCGCTAGGAACACACTAGCAAAGGGCTCTACTGTCTCTGTCTCAAGCCGTTGGGTTATCATTTAGTTGCCGCCCTTCTCCTGTAGCAACTTAAAGGTGTGGTACTTGAGTCTAAGAGCCAGCAGGGGCCGTGTCCCGCCTACCCTCTCCCTTTCCTACATTCGCCCTCTCCACCGTGGCAACGGTCGCCGGAGGCTCAGGCGTGCCCGTAGCAAACGTTGAGCCTCGAGCGCGCTCCTAGCGTGGCTTTCAAAGTGCGCCACAACCCTCCCTGTCAAGCGGGCCGTCCGTGGCCTAGTCGTTCCGTAGCCATGGGCGGGCGGCCAAACCTGCCTAATCTGCGAATTGACAGGCTGACGGTCCCGCTCTTTTTTGCCTGGCAGTAGGACCCCAGGCTTTGGGTTGATTTTGTGGTTCGCTCCCATTCTCAGGAATGCCCCGCAATGCGTCAATTTGGGCTCAGGTTGAACGAGCCAAGCCGGGTCAATGTCCAGGCAAGCCCGACGAAAATCAAGGTCTCTGCGGTCTCTGCGGCCATTGAAAACTGTCCTGCTCCGATTGTAGCAAGCCAAGCCGCATTGATGGCCACGTCTGCCTTGCTGTATGGGCGGAATCTCATGGTATCTCCTTGGCTCATGTAAGGGGGCATCCCTTGACGCCCCCCGCGTCAACCAAGGACCGTCAGACTTGTTCCCCCTCGGACAGCTCCGCGTCTGTCGGCTCGCCCTTGCCAGCCTCCAGGTTGTACTTCTTGGCAATCTCCGCGAAGTTTGGAACGGCCCTGTCAAGCATCACATTCGTTCCGATCGTCAGGTTGACATCTTCCACTGAGTCACGCCCCCCTGCATGGTACATGATCCGACCGTCCTTGATCCCTGCGGTTGGGAGCAATTCAAAGGTCTGGCTGTACTCACCCAGGGTGATGACGCATGTCCCTGACTCTGGCCAGGCTGCCTCTCTGACAACCTGCCGTGCGCTTGACTTGAGGGCATCTTTGGCCATTTCCTTGCCGGTCCTGGCCTTTCGCTGAAGTTTGACACCAAAGCTCATAGGGCACCCCCTTGTGAATGTTGAGGTTTACTGCGGGACACATTGGTAAACAACTGCTCGACTTGGCAATTCGGCTGTCTCCATCAACTCTTGCGCCGCCTCGTTGGCACCGGCCAATGTGTCACATTCAGTCGCCCATGCCATATCAACGTGCAGCACGTGGTCTGACGGATGCAGCACCGCAATGAATTCTCCCATCGGTTTGCCTCCCTTGTTGTTGGCCTGCTGTGACACCGGCGAAATTGCCGACGCAGTTTTGGCCGCGCCAGGAGAGATTGCATGTCTCGAACCAGTTCAATCATTTCAATGGCTTGCGTCAAAGTGCAGGGTCGGGCCTTCAGGTAAACTACGCAACCAATGGGGCATTGTGCGACACCAGGATTGTCAGGCAACATTGTCAACTTGAGCCTGCGGGCCCAATGATCTCGCGGGCTTGCATTGACTGTGGCATTGTGCAGCACAACCCATTGTGCGGCGCAGTCTGCCCATACACCATTAGTAGGGGGTGGCACCCAAAAAAGTCGGGGTGGGTGAGCACAGGTGGCATCCGTCACAAATACTACACAGGTTTTTACCACTTGATGCCATGTGTAAGTATATGATATATAAGGGATGTCTACTAATTGTAGGTGGTTGTTTGACAAACGCTATATAATGGCGTATACCTGTAATGCCAGGACTCGGCGCAGGCCATGAATGCACCTAAGCGACTTGGAAGAACCGATAGATTTACAGGTGGCGTGCCGCTACCTGGCACTCGCCCGCACAACTCTCATCAAGTGGTGTAAAAAATATGGCATTCCTATCAGATACCGCACCTTCAACTACAAAGACACCCGCCAGCGAAAGCGAGCACGGGTCCTCTGGCCCAGCGAGGTCCACCGCCTCCAACTCATCCGCTTCGGAGACACTCCCTACCAGCGGAAGCAGGGTAAACGGGCCTGCCGGTACTGTGGGGGCACCGGACTCGTCTTCGCTCCCCGACAGGGGCATGCTATTGCAGATGGCTGGGATCACCCAGGAGCTACAAGCCCAGGCAGTGCGGAAGGCCTGGGACAAGAAGGTGGAGCTGCTGGAGGCACAAACGACACGCCACTTCGCCCACGAGGGCCGGGTGAAGGACAGCCGGGTAGTGGCGGACAACCGGACCCAGCTGGACTCAGCGGAAGCACTCGATCAGATGATTGGGGTGAAGGCCCCCAAAGCGGATCAGCAAGTCGTTGTGACACACAGACTGGAGCTGCCCTCATGGGCGATGCCCGATAGCCTAACAGAGACTAAGGTAATTGATGTTACGCCAATCAATGACCGCTAATTGCCATCCAGAACGTAAGTATGAGGCAAAGGGGCTCTGTGCACGATGTTATCAACGTGCTTACGCCTCTGGGGACAAAAAGCGGGACAGAACATTACGGTACCGATACGGTATCACACTAGTTGACTACCAGCGTTTGTATGAGCAGCAGCAAGGCCGCTGTGCATTGTGTAATCAGTCAGAATACGAGGCAGACTGGCGACGGCTAGCAGTAGATCATGACCATAACACAGGCCGGGTGCGTGGGCTGCTATGCATTCGATGCAATAGTCATGTAGCGTGGCTTGAAGCCTATCCTACATTTATGGAGCGGCTTACCGTATACCGCAGTACTGGCGACACCGGATTTGTTGGGTTAGAGGTTATTTAATGCTGGGCGGCATACTAATGCTGGGTAGTATACTCTGGCTCGCGGCCCTAGGGATACTGTGGTATTGTGGTAGATGCGACTGGAACTAATGACCCCTGCACCGGACATTGCGATTTGGACGGGGTGTGCGATTGTAGCGCTATGGCTAGCACTGACAGCTTGCGTGCCGGCTACATACCCGGGAGTATACCGCCATCCCAACGGTGCAACGAGCCTGACTGTGTGCCACTGGGACAAGTCGCCCAATGATGTTGATACGCTCTATTGCCATGACGATGATAGGGGCACATGGTGAGTGACAATGTTATACGAGCCCAGTTTGAACCTCGTGATTACCAACGACTCATTCTCAAGGCTCGAGCCAACGGAATCAAGCGCGGCGTGTGTATATTGCACCGCCGGGCCGGCAAAGACCTCACCATGCTCAACATGCTCTGGACCGAGGCCGTCAAGCGCGTCGGTTTATACAATTACTACTTCCCCACCTTCAGCCTGGCCAAGAGCATCATCTGGAAGGGGATGACCAAGGAGGGGAAGCCATTCCTCAGCTACATCCCCCAGGAGCTGATAAAGGACAAGCACGAGACGGAGATGCGCATTGAGCTGGTAAATGGCTCAATCATCAAACTGGTAGGCACAGAGAATGTTGATCAGAACATTGTCGGGATTAACCCAGTCGGCGCTGTTTTCAGCGAGTACGCCCTCCAGGACCCCATGGCATGGGAACTCACACGCCCGATCTTGGCTGAGAATGGGGGCTGGGCCTGGTTCGTCTATACTCCTAGAGGTAGAAACCATGGCTTCAAGCTCTACGAGACAGCCCAGGCGTTCCCGAAGGTCTGGTTCAGCCAACTTCTCACAATCGCGGATACACGCCTACCAAGTGGTGAACCAGTGATAACAGATGACTTCGTGAAGGCCGAGATAGCGCAGGGTATGGACCCCGACCTGGCCCAGCAAGAGTTCTATTGCTCATTTGATGCCCCGATGCAAGGGTCCTACTTCGGTAGGTTGCTGGCCCAGCTCTTCACTCGCGGCAGGGTGGAGCCAGTCGCGTACACCCCCGCAGTCCCGGTCTTCACGGGTTGGGATATCGGCATCGGCGACCAGACCGCCATCTGGTTCGCCCAATGCGTAGGCGACGACGTGCGCCTGATTGACTACTACGAGAACACCGGTGAGGGATTCGATCACTATTTCAAGCAGGTAATGGAGAAGCCATACACCTATGATACAATGTTCTTCCCCCATGATCTTGAACAGCGTCGTTGGGGAACTGGTAAATCTCTGGAAGAGGTTGTACGACGCGCCTTCCAGTCCCGTAATATTCACTGTCGAGTCATCGACAAGCTCTCAATTGACGCTGGTGTTGAGGCAGTACGCAGGCTATTTCCACGCCTGAGAATTGACAAGGACAGCTGTGAACGCACAAAGTATCGTGGGCACAGCGCCGTGGACTGCCTGGCCAGCTATCACAAGAAGTGGAGCGCCGACAAGCAGGAGTACATGGATACGCCACAGCATGACTGGGCCTCCCACTGTGCCGACGCTCTGCGATATCTGGCGCTTGGTCTGCGTGACCAACGGCCCCAGAAAGTGCAGTCACAGTACCAGACAGCTTTTGACCCAATGAGCGACATACGCACAGACACATATGAGACTGACTTCAATCCATTTATGGACCCAGCTGAGCTGTATGCCACTCATCCATTCGATCAGCAATAAGGCACGCAGTGAGAACATCCGGCAGGAGATTCACGCGGGCAAAGACCCTAAACCGGCAGCAGCCATTGCCTACAGCGTGCAGCGCCGGGCTAAGGGTGCCCTGAGCGGGCGCAAGGGAAGGAAACGTGGCCGGTACTAAAGTCCATGGCATACTTCGCCCTGTAGTTGACAACCGCACTGATGAGGACAAGCGGAAGGCGGCAGCTGACATAGCCCGTCGGCGTAAGACGGCCCTTGGCTCAGCTCCCGCTAGCGCTGGCAATATGCAGAATGTGTCCCGTACATCGAGGTCTAGCTCATTGCAAAAAGGCTACTAATGGATGCCTTGGTTGATTTTACAGTCGAGGACCGCGCGCGGATGCGCGATGTAACGGCTGAGTTAGTGTTTGTGAAGGGCAAGCGTACCAGTATACGTCATGGTGATGTTATCCTATCACTCCTAACCTGCGACAACTCGTATGCCCTGGTACTGGATCAGGACAGCGATGGGCGCACAGTACTGAGGGCAATGCAATGGGTGCAGTAGGAAAGGCTATAGGCCAGATATTTAAAGGGGCTGGCGAGGTTGCCAGCGGGTGGGTAAACGTTGGCGAAGCCGGCAGCTATATGCTACAAGGGAAGGACCCGTCGCCGGCTTTGGAACGCGCAGGCCGTAAATGGATAGCGGGTGAGACAAGGTTAGTCTCGCTTGGCACCAATTTGGGGGCAAAGAACGAAATAGATAAACTGGGTGAACCAATGTCGCGCGGTGCAAAAGAAGACGCTGCGCGGCAAGCCTTCGAGAACAGCCCCGCTGAAGTACTGCGGCGGAAAGAAGAGGAACGCCTTGCTAAGGAAACCGTAGCTTTGGCAACACAACGTAAGCAACGTGGCGCTGCACGTCAAAGGACAAGTGCACTTGGTAGTACTGCATCTAGCGCTAGTTCCACTTCAGTTCTTGGTGGGTAATATATGCCTCAAGTAACGCCCGATGACGCAATTAAGCTTGTCCAGCAATACGAGCGTACTGTCGGCAAGCGGGCCACGTGGGACTCGGTATGGGGCAATCTCGCAGCACTGATACGCCCACTGCGTATAGACGTACGCACACGGCGCGCAAGCGGCCAGCAGCAGACCCAGGCGATCTTTGACGGCACTGCCCCCAAAGCCGCTAGTGACCTGGCAAGCGCAATGTATGGCAGCATGAGCCCAGTGGACATGCAGTTCTTCCGCTTGGTAATGCGCTATAAACCCCTCAATGATGACTATGGTGTGCGGCTGTGGTTGGAGGAATGTGAGCACCGCATGCTGCTCGCCTTCCAGCAGTCCAACTTTGAGAGCGAGGCCCATGAGCTGTACCAGGACCTGGTCGTGTTTGGCACTGGCTGCTTCCTCATGGAGGAGCGTCAAAGCTATTCACCGGTATTCAGTGGCTTCCAGTTTCGTACTGTACCCCCTGGCCGCTTTACCATTCTTGAGGGTCCAGATAGCCGTGTGCAGACAGTTATGCGAATCTACACCATGACCTTAGCAAGTGCCTTCCAGGTGTGGGGCCGTGAGCTGAGCGATGCTACACTAGCCAAGCTAGAGAAGGAGCCCGAAGCCAATGTACAGATACTGCACGTGATGCGCCCTTCGCCGCAAGCGCGTCAGGGCACTCGACGTGCCTATGAGTCTGTCTACATTGAATATGAGAAGAAGAAGCTACTTGGCCAGCAATATCACCGTCGGCTGCGGTTCCTGGTACCGCGCTGGAGCAAAACAAGCGAGGAAGAATATGGTCGTGGTCAAGGACACTTGGTGTACCCAGATGTCGCCACCCTCAATCGAGCTGTGGAGATGCGATTCAAGCAGTGGGCAAAGCAACTTGATCCTCCTGTACTCACCCTTGATGATGGCGTTCTCGGTAAGCTCCGCCTCACTGCCGGGTCCCGTACAGTCGTATCTAAGCTTGACGCGGTAAAGCCTTTCGAGACAGGTGCCCGCTGGGATGTCAACCAGTTCAACGAGGCGGACCTCAAGGCGGCGATCAGGAATGGGTTCTACGCTGACAAACTCCAGTTGCCCAATAAGCAATACATGACGGCTTACGAGATTCAGCAGCAGGTCGAGATCATGCAGCGTGAGCTAGGACCCACTATTGGGCGCGTGAAGTTTGAGTTCCTCAACGGGCTCGTAGAGAATGGCTTTGACCTGATGATGCATGCCGGCGCTATCCCCCCACCCCCAGACGTTGTGCTAATGGCTGCGCAGCAAGGCTTGGGCTCACTGGGTATTGAGTATGAGTCACCACTAGTACGCAGCCAACGTACTGGGGACCTGGTGGCCCTAGAGCGCACAATCAATGCTGTAGCGCCACTTGCATCCATTAACCCCGAGATAATGGACAACTTCGACCTGGATTGGATCACACGGCATAGCGGTGAGACTGCTGGCCTGCCACAACAGGCGCTCCGTGAGATTGGCGCTGTGCAGGAGTTACGTGCCCAGAAACAGCAGCAGGTTGCTGAACAGCAAGCTGGTGCCACCATGGAGCAAGGCTCAATGATTGCTAAGAACATCGGCACTACAGCTAAGGACATGGCCACCGCCGCCCAGTCGATGGAAGGTGCAGGCAATGCTGCAAGCTGAGATTCTGGAGCGTGCCCGTGACTATAAGCAGGCATTTGCCACTGAGCATGGCAAGCGGGTGCTAGAGGACCTGCGTAAATCGTGCCACTTCCACGATACTACACTGGATGAGAACCCCCAAGTGATGGCCTTCAACGAGGGGGCCCGGTCGGTGCTCCTACGCATAGATCGGATAATCAGGCTGCTAGAGAGTGGTGAGCTTGAAAAGGAAGGCAGTGACGTTTACTTTGAGGAGTGAAATAAATGGCTACTGATCCCGCCACACAGGCAGGACAATCTGCAGGCCAAGCAGGTGCGCTTGGTGCTGGCTCGACTGCGCCTGCGACTACAGAGACGACTGGCACGCCAGCGAATGGCACGTGGTTTGAGAGCCTCCCAGAAGGGCTCAGGGGGGACCCTTCCCTGCAGGCCTTCAAGGGGAAGGACGTAAGCGCCGTAGTCGAGAGCTACATCAACGCCCAGAAGCTCGTAGGGGGCTCCCTGCGGGTGCCTGGCAAGGATGCCAAGCCCGAGGACGTGCAACGGTTCAAGGACGAGGCCTACACTAAACTGGGCAGACCTGAGACCCCAGACAAGTATAGCTACAAGCGCCCAGCCCCTGAGGAGCTGGGCATCCAGTGGAGCGAGGCTGAGGAGAAGCAATTCCTCCAGGCTGCCCACAAGCTGGGCCTCAACAGCGAGCAGGTAGAGGGCCTCATGCGCTACCAGGCTGAGTTGACCAAGCGCTCAGGCCCTGACTACGCAGCTGACTACGAGAACTGTATGAAGACCCTCACTGATGGCGAGGAGGGCCAGCCAGGCTGGGGCTCGATGACTCCCCGGTTCCTGGGCGTGGCCAAGCGGGCAGTGGATAGCATGTTCCCGGCTGGGACCATGGCGAAGCTGGACGCGTCTGGCTTGTCCAACGACCCTGCGTTCATCCGTGGGCTCTACCGTGTAGGCAAGGAGCTAATAGAGGACGGCGTTATTAGCGGGGATGTAGAGCCGCGCAGTGATGGCCAGGACAGCATGCAAGTTGAGCTGGACCGCATCATGAAGGACCCCAAGAACCCGTATTTCGATGCGACGCACGCCGACCACGAGGCTGCAGTGCGCAAGGTTCTCGATATTCGACGGTTCATGACAGCGTAACCGGGCAGCCTGTTCCCCAGGTCCGGTACAGTAGGGACGCAAGCGCGGCGACACTGCGAAGGTCGGGCCCCTTTCTAGGGATAACCCGCCGCTAAGAGGCAAACAGAACGGGGGCGCAATACAGGCCCTCAAATAGAGGTGAACCATGGCTGCGTTCGATTCAGTCGAACAAGCACGTGTATTACAGTTCAAAGCGAACGTGATGCACCTCTATCAGCAACGGCCCTCAAAGCTGCGTGGTAAGACTCGTGAGGAAAGCCTCACGGGTAAGGCCCACTTCTTCGAGCGGCTGGCCGCTGAGGCTGCGGTCCTCAAGACTGCCCGCCACGGCGACACCGTGATGATGGACCCGATCCATTCACGGCGCATGGTGGTCCCTCAGGACTACGTGTGGAACGCGCTGGTAGATCAGCAAGACAAAATCCGGTTGCTCATTGACCCTAACAGCGAATACGCGATTGCTGCGGCCTACGCGCTCAACCGTGCATTCGATGATGCGATTATCACTGCCTTCGCGGCAGACGCAAAGGGTGGTGAGGACGGTAGCACAGCGGTCACATTCGCGTCAGACCAAGCTGGCGACGTGGACGTGAGCGCGGCTGCAGTGACAACGGCGAATATCCTGGCAATCAAGAAGGCGCTGGACAACAACGAGGTGGACGGGGAAGACCGCTACGCAGCGGTTCGGCCCTCGGTCATCACGCAGTTGCTGGCAGCTTCCGCGGCCCCGATTGCTTCATCCAGCGACTACAACAGCATCAAGGCGCTGGTGCAAGGCGATCTGAACACGTGGGTTGGGTTTAGTTGGATCACTACCACGAGGGTTCCCCTCGCGGCGGGTACCGACTACTTCAACTTTTTCTGGCACAAGCCGTCAATGGGCGTGGCTGTCAATAAGGACATCATGGCCCGGTTGAGCGAGCGGCCAGACAAAGACTACGCAGTGCAGTCGTATGCCTGCATGACGATGGGGGCCACCCGGATTCAGGGGACTGGCGTCTATCGGCTGCGGCATGACGATGCGCTGTAAGCAAACCAAGGTGGGCAGGTCATCCCTGCCCCCCTACAAACGCCCCACAAAAGCGGAAAGCTAAGGGGCAGGAGTAGACAATGGCGAATACAGATAGTGCACAAATTACCGCGCTGGCCTCCAGCTCGGGGAAGGCAGCTTCCAACGAGTTGTCAGGCCGGTTGCGTGTAGCGTACTTCAGCGTCGCTGCGGTGCCCGTAGTGGGCATCGGTGACACCATGACGCTGACCAAGCTGCCCAAGGGGGCCAAGGTGCTACGGGGCTCGTTTCAGTTCACCGTAGCCCAAGGTGCGACGGCGACCATGGCACTCGGTATTGCTGGCTCAACCGGCAAGTACCGTGCTGCGGCCACCAACAACGTGACCACGTCAGAAGACTTCGCACTCGTCGCGGCCACGAACATGGGCAACGACACCACGGCGGAGGAAACCATCATCGCAACCAACGCGGGTGCGACCTGGACGGCCTCAGCGTTCCGTGGGTATATCATCTACATCGTTGACTAAACCTTAACGACGTAGGAGGGCACACGTGAGCACTCCGGTTTGGCGACCAGAAATACCTGACCGCGCAGGACGGGGTGCTCACTGCTCTCGCATTCACCAGATCACCAAGGACATTGAGTTGGCGCAGGAGCATGGGGACGAGGACGAGGTAAAGCGTCTCCTTAAACGGCTCGACAAGGAACGGGCCGCGTTCCACAAGCTGTACGAGCATACACCGAAACCAGTGGAGGTTGCACATGCAGAAGTTATTGAATGAGCTGAGGGGGCACCTCGCTGAGGTTGAGGGGCTCGCCAGCAAGATGAAGGACGAGGCACAGGCCATCAACTCACAGGCTGCAAAGGCGCTGCCTGTAGCTGAGCAGGTCAAGGAGAGTGAGGCCCGGGTGGCCTCCTTGAAGGCTGAAGAGAAGCGCCTCTTTGAGTCAGTGAAGTCATTGAAGGCTGAGTTTGACAGCCTGCGGTCCAAGTATCAGTAAGGTGTCCCTGTGGCAGAGATTCCCAGCCCAAGTGGGCGTGGTACACGTGCTGAGGCTGAGTACGACGGGAGCGGGAACTTGATCTTCTGGGGCACTGCAGCAGTGACAGTGACTACCGATATGCCTAACTGGAAGATCGCCAAGCTGACGTATGACGGGTCAGGCAACTTGCTGACCATGAAGTGGGCCAATGGTGCGAAGTTTGCAAGTGTGTGGGATGACAGAGCCGGTTTAACGTATCTCTAAAGGAGTATTGTAATGGCAATCCATCCAGCAGGTATAGTATCAGACCTGAGTGCGGCGAACGCTACGGCGTTCAACCGCATTGAGCTGAACCCTACCATTGTAATCCATGCGACCGAGGTTGGCATCAGCATGAATGGTGCACCAAACTCGACGTTGGTGCCGGTGGAGTTCAACCTCCGGCGTACATCAACAGTGGGCACAGGCGCAGCGGGTACAGTGGTCAAGGTTGACAGCCAATCCAATGCACTGGTCACGACCGCGTTGGTCGAGAACACAGCTGACGGCACAGCAGGTGACTTCCTGCACCGCTGGTTCGTGCCGGTTGTGAGTGGCGTGATCTGGGTCGCGGCCCCGAACCGGGAGCCCGACTGCACGGCGGCGTTGTTCCTCGGCTTGCTCAACATAGCAGCCCTGGGCGCATCCATCAGCGCAGCGACGTATATCGTTTTCGAGGAGTAAACCGTGCTGGCCTGTCTCAGGTCGGCGCAGTTCAACTACCCGGACGGCAGTGGCAGCATCCTCGTAGAGCTCCGCAGACACCACGATACCGCAGCGCAGTGTGACAACAAGGAGTTTCTTGTCACCAAGCGCCTGACACGACTGCCAGGTGTGCTCATCACCAAGGCATTCGGTACCTATCACGAGGCATCCCGCTACTGGGATGAGCAGGTAAAGAAAGTGACGGACCTTGGCTTGACGCGTCGGGACGCCAAGATCATTGGGTTCCATGAGGAGGGGTAAGTGAGTCAGTGGCCCATCATCGCCGGCCCGTCCTTCGCGCCTGCCCTGGCGACGATCACGACCTCGCGTGGGACCTCCGTCACGGCGAACTCAACCGCCAACGTGAAGGGTACTACGTGGACGCAGATCATCGCCTCCACGGCGGAGCAGTACCAGGCCCTTATCGTCTGCATTAAGGGGGCACATGCCGCTGTCGGTCGCGGGATCATGGACATCGGCATTGGGGCCTCCACTGCTGAGCAAATCCTGATTCCAGACCTTCGATGGGGGCAGGGCTCCACGGTGGTACGGTGCATTGTGCATCCATACTTCGTCCCCATTGGGGTCGCATCGGGCACGCGCATTTCAGCGCGGGCGGCTGCGTCCGTGGCCTCCTACGTCAGTCACGTTCAGGTGCTTGGTATCCCCTGTGGGATGCAGTTTGACCCCGCGTTCACTCAGGTTGACCACTATGGCATCGTCACGTCCGACAGCGGGGCAACGGGCGCGGACGCGGGTGCGACGGCGAACACGGAGGGGGCCTATGCGGTCCTCACCTCCAGCACCGCGAACCCGATCAAGATGTTCTATGTCATCCTCAGCCCAGCGAATACCGGGACGCCCGCCGCTGGTGGGGACGCGCTCATTGACGTGTCCATTGGGGCGGCAAGCTCGGAGCAGATCATCGCAGGGGACCTCCCGTTCTCTTGGCCTGTAGACGGCAGCTTTGCACCAATTCGTTTTGCCAACTACGGCCCATTCTATTGCGACATACCATCCGCCACACGGCTCACGGCCCGCGCTATGGCATCGGGAACGGATGCCACCGGACGGGTCATTGACGTGAGTGTGTTAGCCTTCTGGTGAGGGAGCGACATGGCGATTAGTTCAGCGGCATCGGGAACGCAGACGGCCACGCTGGGTGTGGAGCATACCCTAGCCACGGTCACCACGGCGGGGACCTACGTGCTCAATGTTGACGCTGCTGCGTTGGTGAATGCGGAGACGCTCACCCTGAAGCTGAAGACCAAGACCTTATCGGGTGGCACCCAGCGCATAGCGTATGAGTGCAAGTTTCGGCACATTCTCGGGTTGCCGTCCATCTTCTCGGTGCCCGTGCCCACGCTCATTGAGATCGTGGCGACCCTGCAACAGGACGGGGGGACAGGGCGATCATTCCCCTGGAACCTGATACGAATAGATGCGTAAATGGGCTTCTTTGGGTACCAGTATGAAGCAGAGTACGTCCAGCCAGCGGCAGCGGCTGGCGCGGTCCAGCCGGTTATTCTGTACCGGAACCGGACCTTATCTGAATTGGCGGCTGAGCAGGCTCACCCTGCGTTCTTCCCCAAGTATCAACGCTTCCCATACTTTGACCAGGCTAACCAGCCTGCATGGCCTCGCATTGTATTCCGGTACGGGCAAGATGTTCTGGAGTCGCCCCGTGCCTTCGTGCCACCGGCTTACCAGCGGTTTCCATACTGGCAGGAGCCTCCGGTTGTACCTGCGAGCCCCATCATCGGGATGCGGTATGGTCAGACGATTCTCCTGGACCCCCAGGCGTTCGTCCCCCCGCACTATGAGCGGTTCCCATACTTCGAGCAGCCAGCGAACCCACCTGTTCCTATACGCTATGGGCGCGACATCCTCATCCCGGTGGAGGCATTTGTCCCACCACAGTACCAGCGGTTCCCGTATCCTTCGGTTGTACCACCGCCCCCAGCCAACCCGGTCATCCCGATCAGGCTGCGGCCCCTCAGTGAACTGGTTACGGACTCCAAGCTGGTCCTGCCCGAGTACTTTCGCTTCCCATACGTCCCGGGCGTGGTACCGAACCTGGACCAACTGTTCATCGACGTGGAGACAGGGCGCGTCTACTGGAGGCTCAACGCTACAACCAAGTTCATCGTGAGGCTTGACTAACATGGCAGTAAGTGACACTGACATTGCCAACTTCGCCCTGACCCGGCTGGGCCACGCAGCTATTGTCAACATGACGCTGGATGACAGCGACGAGGCTCGTGCTGTCAACGCTATCTACACCATGTGCCGGGACGAGGTACTTGCTGCACATCCCTGGAACTTCGCTACTCGCTGGAGTGTGTTGGCAACAATTGCTGGCGTACCAGCGAACCCCAACTATACCGCACGGTACCAGATGCCCACAAACGCGCTAAAGGTCTGGAGCCTCCAGACAGAGGGCTACAGTTGGGTCGTAGAGGGGCAGGAAATACTCACAGACTTGGCCAGTCCCGTGGCTCAGACTACGTACCGTGTAACGGACAGCGCATCGTTCAACCCCAACTTTGCTATGGCTCTCGCGTACCGGTTAGCTGCCGAGCTGTGCAACACACTAACCGCCCGGCGTGGTAATGCCCAGGACTATTGGCAGCTTTACGCGGGCAAATTGCAGGAGGCAAAGACCAGCGATGGCATGGAAGGCTCACCGTTGCTTGAGGACAGTAACCCGCTAGCCTTGGCACGAGGCAGCTCACCGTGTGAGTGCGGTGATCCGCAGTTCTAATGGGTACAACTAAGTTCCTTCAAAATAGCTTTACGTCTGGTGAGCTATCGCCTCGGCTCACGGCGCGTGA